CACAACAGCGGATTCCATCGCCGCGACGTGCTGATTGTCCGCCGTGTCCGCCGTCCGCACATCCGCGCGCCATTTCGCCGGAAGGGAGATTTTCTCCCCAAAGAGAGGCTTCCACGTCACCGTTTTACCGCCCCTGCCATTCTTCTGCGTGTCCGGAACCTCAATTACAATCCGCGAGGTAAGTTCCCCCGCATAAACATTGTTTGTCGCCATCAGAACCACCCTTCCGATTCCAGCGCGATCCGCATCCGCGTCATCATGCGCTGCGTGTACTGGTCGCCGGTGTAGGACTGTACGTTGGATACAAAGTTCCGGTTGTCATAGTAGTGTCCGGCAAGTGCGTAGATGTACAGCTCCAGCACCGCGTTTCCGTCCGTTTCCAGCTTCTCCACCGGAACACTGCATCCCTTCGCCATGTCAATTGCCGCCCGGTAGCACAGCATCGCCGTCCGCTCTTCCTCTTCGATTTCCAGCGTAGCCGCATCAATCCGCGCATACGCACAGAATCCGTCAAAACTCAGCATCCTCCGTACCTCCCTTCACGTCGTTTTACTGTCTCGCCGCAAGCGTTACGAACGGAGAACGGGTCAGAGCGGAATTCTTGATCGTCAGCGGCGAATCCACCTTCGGCTTGCCGTTGCAGCGGAAGATCACGCGGAAGCACTGCTGAGCGGTAAGGAATTCCACATGAATGGACCAGTCCTGCTTGACCGTACCCTTGCGGATGAGCAGGTACTGCTTCGGATCGCAAAGCATGATGTCGCCCTTCTGGCCGAGCGCGGACATATGGTCGGTGTAGATAACCGGACGACCGAGAACCTTCTGGAACGGTGCGTCACGCAGACCGCCTTCCGGCATCCAGATGGATTCGCCGTTGAAGGTCATCTTCTGCAGCTGCATTTCGGTGTCGGGATGTGCAAGCCATATCAGACGGGAACGATATTCGTGAAGCGTTCTCTGCCACATACCGAAAATGTTGTCCGCCGTGATCGTACCTGCCGCCTGACCGGAATCCTTCGCAACTTCGATCAGTGCCGTGGAGTTCAGCATACCGAGCGGCTTTTTTTCGCCGTCGCCGCTGATCATCGCTCCTTCCACCAGTCTGCGCGTGCCGACAGTGAACGCTCTGCCGAACAGGGACGTCATGAACGCCGCATCCTGAAGAAGTTCTTCCGTCGCGTAGGCAAAGCCCATCATCTTTTCCAGTTCCAGACGCGCTTCACGGAACTTCGGCTTCGTCGCTTCCACGGTTTCGCCTTCTTCCGCCCAGAACATCTTGACGCCGCCGAATACGGAGTCGGAAATATCGTCTTCCTTCGTCGTCATCCAGCGCACGGAATTGGAGTTTGCGCTGCAGGTGTAGGTATCCACACGGGAAAGGAGTTCGCCGGTCTGTACCGCGGATTCGAGAATGTTGCCCGCGAAATCTTCCTGAATGGCATATCCGCCGTCTTCACCGGTACCCGTGTTCGTGCCCATGATCGCATTGTTTACCATGGTCAGACGGTTATCCACAGTCCCCTTCGCCGCATTGCGGATCGCCTGAAGCTGTTCCCCGAGGGAATTGAACACCTTCACAGGCTTCTCCTTGCCGTCCTGCACGCCCTCTCCGGAATCGTCCGGATTGCCGGTGGGTTCCGCACCCGCCGCAGAAATCGCCGCCTGCTCCGTGAGCTGGTCGATCTCCTTCGCTTTGTCCTTGATCTTATTCTGAATCGCTTCCAGTTCCGAACCGAATTTCTTGTCCGTGACCATCTGGTCTGCCTGATCCACCAGCGCGGCCTTTTCCGCCTTTGCCTGGTTAATCAGTGCAAAATAATCCATTTTAGGCATATATACCTCCGTTAATGTCTGTAGGTTTCAAGCCACGCCTTCGCAGCCTTTTCTGTCTCGTCGGACGACTGCTTCGCTGCGCGGTATTCGTCAATCATCTTCTGTGTGGGATACCGTACCCGTCCGGCGGCATTGAGGATCGTCCCCGCCGGTACCGCTTCGCCGACAATTTCGTCGATCAGACCGTATCCCTTCGCGGCTTCCGCATCCAGCCAGATGTCCCGGTCCATCAGTGCCGCGATTTCCTCGCGCGAAACCTTGAGCCTCGGCTCATACGCATTGATGATCGCCTTCTTGATGTTGTCCAGTTCTTCCGCCGTGTGCCGCATATCGTCCGCATCCCCGACCGTGTAGGTGCTGGGATTGTGGACACAGACCAGCGCAACCGCTTCCGCAACTATGCGGTCACAGGCCATCATCGCCACCGTCGCCGCCGATGCGGAACGCGACTGGATGTGCGCCGTCTTTCTTCCCCTGTACGCCCGGAGGACGGAGTAGATTTCCGTACCGGCAACGAGCGAACCGCCGTCCGAATTAAAGTAAATCGTCAGCTCCTCGCCGTTCGCCTGTTCACACAGATTCCGGATGTCGGCCGGACATACATTCGCCGTTTCCCCGAACCAACGCCAGATTTCCGCGTATTCGTCGGAAAGCAAATCCCCGTTGAAATGAAATTCTGCCATCTCTTATTCCTCCTTTCCGGAAATTATGGACTTTGAAAGAATTCCGGTCCCCGTCAGGGGATTGCAAACGGTTGGTCCCGTTTGCAAAGGAATTCTTTTGCGTGAATGAAACCGCAGTTCGGTTTCAGTGCACATTATCATTCACGCATCCTCCTTTCCCGTACCTTCTCCGCGTGCGCCGGAACCCGTCCGGAACGCCGCCTCGTCATCGACCGGAGCGAAGTTCTTGGACATCCAGACTTTCTGTCCCTGTCCGTCCGGAAGGGGAGATTTGTCTTCGTCCGCGCGGATTTCATCCGCAAGCATCGCACCGATGCCGATCATCTTCGTGTAGTAATTCGCCCGCGCTTCATGGGTGCCGCGCATCAGCGAAGCCACATTCTTTTTGAGGTAATACCCTCTCTCAATGTCCTTCGTACTGTACAGCTTGTATTTCCACTCCTGTTCCATCTGAACGAGATGGGGCGTGAGCGTGTTCATCACAAACTCAAGCTGCTGCTGTTCGTTGGACTGATAACTCTGTTTTCCTGCCTGAAGCATATGCAGGGGGATCCCGGTAATCCGAGAAACTTCCTCCACGTTGAATTCCCGGTTTTCAAGATACTGCGCTTCCTGCTGACTGATCCCGAGCTGGGTGTACTTCATCCCGAGGTCAAGGATCGCCACCTTGAACGCATTGTCACCCGAATACTTCCGGTTGAATTCTTCCTTCAGCAGGTCGCGTTTGTCCTTACCGAGTTCCGCATCCACTTCCAGAACCCCCGACAACCGCGCCCCGTTCGTGTAGAACTTATTCCCGTACTTCTGCGCCTTCAGGTCGGTGTCGATGATCTCCCGCCCGATATTCAGCATCCCGCGTCCGCCGACCCCGTCATACGTTTCAAACACAAACCGCAGAATCTGCGATTCCGCAAACTTCCGCGTCAGTGTCCTGCCGTAATTCACCGTGTCCGGTACCGTAAATTTGTACCATCGCATATTGTCGTGCGGATTCACCAGAACTTCCGGCTCTGCGGGAATCGGAATGATCTCCGTCACCTCCCCGCGTTCGCCGCGATCAATGTACGCATACCCCGTACCGTGCCAGAACGCCCGCGAAAGCATGACCTTCTCCGCCATGTACGGACTCATGTACCGGTTCGCCCGCGTCTTCAGCGGAAACGACAAAGCGTGTTCTTCTTCATACCGGTTCTCACCTTCCTTCCGGCGAATCTGCCACGGCATCGCCGCAATGGAATTCGTCAGAATCCGGTGCGCCGCCGCCACGGCCCCGAGCTTCTCCGCATTCTCCGGCGAACTTCCGACCGACCCGACCGTCAGAAGATCATGAAAAATCTGTTCCAGCGTCCGCTCGGAATACCCCGAACCGCCGCCGACCGCCTCGTTCCGGATCGCATTTGAAAATATCACAGCATATCCCTCCGATCCGGTTCATCCCGGCTTTTCTTCGCCAAACGGACACAGGCCCGCGCCCAGACAACCGCCGTCACCCAGCAGGCCGCCGTAATCGAGAGCAAACCGATCTGCCACCCGAACGAAAACGCGCACACAATCAGACAAATCCACCCGATCAGGTATAAAATATCGTCAATGTACCTCATAAAAGCCTCCCTTTCCGAAAAAATCCGAAACAAAAAGCGAGGTCTGTTAAACCCCGCTTCGCTTCGATGATAGCATTATATCACACTTTTTCGGTTTACTACTGCAATCTTTTCTCAGATTCCGCTTTATTCAACGCCGCTTTCACTTCTGCCTGTCCTCTCTGAAGGAAAACAGATGTCCCAATCGCCGTTTCATCAAACGCAATCCCGTCGGTATCATAAATCACGTTTCTCACCACAGATTCATATACCCTCTTCCCGTCCGTCTGATATACGGTATCTCCCACCCAGCACGGCGGAAGGGTTACACCGTGAGAGAGCAAATAATCAGCAATTTCACACAACCGTTCATACGGCGATCTCGGTACCACATTTCCCCGTTCCCGGTAAGCCCCTTCGATCAACAGTTTCACCAGCCGTTCGCGTTCGTCCATGTCAATTCTCCTGTTCCTCGCGCCATTTCTCAAAATCCATATACGCCATGTAAGCGTTACGGTATGCCGCGATTTTCCTCTCGAAATCGTTCTTACAGTCACGTTCAATCGCAACCACAAGCGATTCCTTCGCTTCCTCCATTTCCCTTTTCAGCAGTTCGCTGATTTTATCCATCGTTTCAGGTTTCATTTAAACCACCTCCGCCAGATCAGTCATATACATCCAGTGTGTCACTTGGAATTCTTCCCCCAGAACATCGCTTTTTCCCGCCATAGCGGAATGCCATTTCCCGCACTGGGTAAACCCTGCAAAAATCAAGGTTCCGCTGTTCGTCACCGTCCTCAGAATCAGATTGTCGGATAAACCATCTTCGTTCTCCGGCGGCATGGATTCCGGCAATGCCGGAGTCCATTTCGGTACCGCCGCAGTCCCGGCTTCCGGAACATCCGCCGCCGAAAAACACTTCACAAACCGCATCGCCATTGACCACCACAGGATCGCTTCTTCGGATGCTTTAAACTCTATCAACTCTTGTCTTGTCCTCAGCATCTCGCTGATAATACTCTTCCGGTCGATATAATCCACATTTTCAGCCATTGTCCACACCTCCGTCCATCTTCGCACCGCAGTTGGGACAAAATTCAGTTCTGTAAGATGCGGTTTTCTCACATACGCTGCAACGCGGCCTTCCTGTTCTTATCACGTTGTATGTGTCCTTTATAACGGTGATTTCCCACTCTCCATGCACTTCCAAACGCAATCCGCCTTCGATCAACATCTTGGCTGTAGTTCTCACCGTACACGGGTCAGCGCACTTCCGTTCTCCGAACAGCCTTTCGTTAAACGTGCATTTTGCACCGTCCTTGTATACCGGACAGATGATTTTTACGATTTCATCAATCTGACGTTCTTTGTCCATGTTCCTCTCCTTTCTCGCACTTCGGGCAACCCTGCCGCCCTTCCGGAATCACATCCCCGCAAGATACACAGTGTTCGGCGTTTTCTGTTTTCCACCCGTCACTCCCTTCCGACGGATGGATCATTTCGCGCCAATGCGTGATGTGTTTTCCGGGAATCATTCCATCCGGCCGGAAAACCAGTGTGCCGTCCGCAAAACGATAAAGATATCTGTCCCTGACATGACCGTGTTTGTCATACGTCAGTACGATTTTCCCCAGCGGTGGCATCGTCTCCGGTGTAATCAGAATCCACGCCGCGCCTGTATCGCCATCCAGCTTCCCGATCAAATACGCCGCCGAATCCTTTACCGTTTCAAATATCGGACATTTATCGGCGTTTTCCGGCGACAGTTCCCGCCCGTTCGTCCAAATTTTGCACGCTAATTCGTGCATACAATCCGCGCACCTTTTTACCGGCAAACTCTCTTTTCTTTTTTTAGCCATTGTCCCCACCTCATTCCGGCTTCCTGTCACTGCCGCTTATATTCTCGATACAGTTTGCCGCCTTCTCCAGACTCTGTGCAATCTTTTCCGCATTAACCACCACAGCACTCAGAATCTGATCGACGCCGCCTGAGTGTTTCAGACTTTCGGAAGACCGTTCAAACAGCGAACCGCCTAACCCGTAAAAGTTCTTTGCAAACCGTATATCATCCGTATGACTGCACTCCTGACTGCAGATTTCGCATTTTTTCCGGTTGCATTCATACAGAATTGGACGCTTGATATTCGCCGTCGTACATTTCCGAGCGCAATCCTGAAATATCATAAAAGCCCTTTTAACCGCGCTGGTTTTCGGCATCCTCTGCAATTCCTTGTCAATCAGTTCAAGCAGTTCTTTACGGTCGAGAGTCTTATTTGCGCTGTCCTCTGCCATATTGTCAGTCACAGCAATCTGTTCCTCTTCAGCCGCACACCAGATCGGACATTTGGTTTTATCGCACCCGTTTTCCGACCCGGCGCACCGGCACACCTCAGTACAGTATTTTTCAATGTCAAGCACTTTCTTTCCCATTTCAAATTCCTTTCCCATTTCAAATTCCTTTCTCAGTCCAAAACATACCCACGTTCCTCAATTACCTTGTTCACGTCCACCTTGTTGTCCACCGCCACGATCAGCCGCGTCATCGCATTCATCAACGCCGCCACCGGGTCAATACGCTGCGTGTCGTCCTTGTGCCGCTTCGACAGTTTGAGGTTGTCGTTCTGATTCCTCTGTTCCACGGCATTGTTCAGACACCACTCAAACAGCGGCGAATATTCCGCCACCAGATTCCCCTGAAGCACCAGCTCCCGGAACCGCTTCGTCCCGAGGTTCAACGCCGCGCACGTCTGCGGAATTTCCACCACCTTCTCCTCGGAATTGTAGTGCTGCCGCATCCGCAGAGCCATGTCCGTCGCATTGTATCCGTCGTAATCGACTTCTACCGCCGTCCGCCCGTTCGCGTGCATCACACCGTCCGTCTCCGATTCGCAGGTATAAATATAATCCTCAACGTAAGCATTGTCCACTACATCCCCCGGTGTCAGAACGACATATCCGTCCTTTGCCCATTCCAGATACGGAATCCGGTCGGACCTCCGGTGTTCTTCGGCGCGGTTCTGCGGAATAAATCCTATCACCGACACCGCGATCCGCCCGTCCGGAAGTCTTCCGCACCATGCCGCCCCCGTAAGGTCGGTCGTCTTGGAAAGGTCAAACCCGTAATATCCCGTAATCCCTCTCGTCAGCTCGCAGAATTCCTCCGCAGGAACCTCCAACGCCTTGAACCGATCCATCAGACCGGAGAAATACTTATTTTCCGAGTCCGCCTGCCAGCAGTCCAGACGTTTGATAAGAAATTTCCGGATTTTCGTCGGATCGTTGTTCGCGTAAGCATCCGTGTACTCGTTCTTCACACGGGCGTATAACTGCTTCCCGTAGCCGCTCCCGTGCCGGAAGAACGCATTCGCCTTGTACCAGCACGATTCGTCGTGAGGATCGTCCCCTTCGTCAATCGTCCGGATCATCACAAACACATTCTCCTGCACAATCCGTCCGTCCAGGATCATCAGATACTGCAGATGGTCACGGTAGCAGGGATTGTTCTCACAGTTTTCCCCCGCCGTCGTGATGATAAGGTCAAGGGACTGCGCCCTCTTCCCCATCCCCTGTCTGGCGGCGTCATGCTGCGAGCTGTCCGGATGCAGATGATATTCTTCGGTGATAACCAGCGACGGACGGCCGCCGTCCTTGTTCTTCTTGTCCTTGGAGAAAACCACAACTTCCCCGCCGCGCTTCTTGTGCCGGATATATGACCGCTTCACGGAAAGCCGTTTGGAAATCGCCTTGGACGTTTCCGCCATCGTCGCCATATCCTCACGGGCCTTCCGCCCCTGAAACTTGTCCACCGCCACAATATTGATTTCCGGCTGAAGCTCATATACCGCCAATTCCGGCTGTCCCGGCGGATAGATTGCATCTCCGGTCATGAAATATAAGCCGGTCCCCGCCGCCATCGTCGTTTTCGCGTGCCCTCTCGGATTTTCAATGTACGCGGTATCGTATTTCCGTTTACCGGAATCCCGTTCCACCCATCCGAAAATGCACCCGTAGTCAAACACCTGCCACGGTTCCAGTTCAATCATCTCTCCGGCAACATCCACGCGAGGAATATTCCCGAAATGCCGTATAATCCGCTCCACCCGCGACCAGTCAAACACCCACGGAAAATCCGGATCATTATCCGCCCGTTCCATGTCCCGCAGATGCCGTTCACAAGCCTGTTTCTCCGGCTTCCCGCACATCTGCCCATATTCCGTATTCAGCACATCCCACGCATACTGCGTAACGGCATCCATTGCCTCAATCTCCATACAGATCATCGTCCGGATCAGTCTCCGGCGGAACAACCACCTGCGCCAGTCTCACCCGGCTCTCCGGCGTCAGCCCAAGTTTCCCCGCGTAATTCAGCTGTAACGCTTCCAGAAGCCGCAGTTCCTTGGATAAATCCAGTACATCAGCATTCTTCCGGTGCCCGTTCAGCGCAGACAGGTACTTCTTCCGTAACGATGTGATCCGCGACATGACCGAACAGTATGTCCCAAGCGTTTCCGCATCAAGATTGTCAAAAATCCCGAAATTCTCCGCATCGTACAACGTCTGATTCCAAATCTGCTGCCCAATCAGATCATTGGACAGCGATTCCGGCATCCGGATTTCGACCGTTTCTCTCCGGAACGCGGCTTCCTGCCGTTCCCGTTCTTCCAGTTCTTCTTCGCTCAAATGCCCTTTGAGGTTCTTGGCTTTCTTTGGATTCTGCATCCTGTATCTCCTTTCTACGATGATTTGCGCCGCGTGAACACAGCGCACGCCGCGATATGATAATTGTGTAGCAAATCCGCCTTTCTGGCAATTTTGAAAAAGCTCAAACAGGGATTTTTCGCACAAGCGAGAGGCGGCGCGGTTGGAGCGGGTCGCTCACAAAACATTTTCGACCGGGCGGGATGGATAATCCGACTGTTCAGCAATCGTTTTCCTGCTGTGACACGAGTGACACAGCGACTGCAAATTCGTTTCGTCATAGAACAGCCGTTTGTTCCCCCGATGCGGCACAACATGGTCCACATCCGTCGCCGGTGTCCGAACGCCGTGCGCCGCACAATCACGACAGTACGGTTCGCGAATCAACTGCACCGCACGCATCTCACGCCACCGCGCCGTATAGTACAGCCCATGCCACTCTCCCGACCTCCCGCGTTCTCCCTGCACATCCCGCCGTACTTTTGCCGTGACCGTCCTGTGCTTCTCGCAGTATCCGCCGCCGCGCACAAGTTCCGGACAGCCGACCCGACGGCACGGCTTCAGCGGCAGCGCAGTCCGCATATCATCCTTCTGTTCCATCGTCTTCCACCCTCAGACCTCGCATGATCGCAAACGTCTTCCGCGCTTCGTCCAGATAATACCACACCTGCCGTTCTGACAGCGGTACCCTCAGCGCGAATTTCAGTACACGCCCGCTGATTTCGTGCCGTTCCGGATTCTTCCACGGCTCCGCCATGTAAACCGCCCGCACAGCATCGCACACCAAACCCTTTCCGGACTCCTCCAGAATCCGGAACGTCTCCGAACACGCCATAATGTCACACAGTCCCGCCGACGCCTTGTCCACTTCCGCATCCGCATACACCAGTGCCTTCGCAGGATCAATCCCCTGTGCTCTCCGGATCGCCTTCTCGCGGATGCGCTCCGCCGCCTCTTCGTAGTTCGGACAGCCGTGCCGCGCCCAGTACACAAACGCCGCCGTCGCATAATCCCTGACATGATCCTTCTTCATTTTTTCGCCACCTCCCCTTTCAAGTAGGTTTCCAGCAGATTTGCCGCCAATTCTCCGCCGAAGCACACAGCACCGCAGTACCCCTGCTTCCGCACAGCGTCAATCCACTCCTTCTGTTCCTTTTCAACTTTCCCGTCCTTCGCCTTCAGCTCGATGTATAACCCATGATACCCACCTCGGGCAACCGGCAGAAAAATGTCCGATACTCCCCGCTTCACGCCCATCGCCTTGAACCGCGCCGCTTCCGGCTTCGACCGCTTGCCGCCGTTCGGGATGTGGTGTAGAAGTTCCAATTCCGGCCACCTTCCCAAATTCAGCGCAGCCCACGAAAAGAGCCATATCTGCTCTTCCTCTTCCGTCGGGAGCATCCGAATTCCGTTTATGTAGTTCTCCTTCTTCACGCTCTCCTCCTTGCGTATCTCTCCAGATTGTCACTCTCCGGCCGGTACATCACAAACGTCATGTAGTACGATCCGTTGAACCCGTTTTTGACTACCTCCGGAAATTCGGACAGCCAGTATCCGGGATATCGGTCCGAAAAAATCTTATGCGGATTGGCACTCTCCGCGATCTCCTTCAAAGCCTTCCGTGAATACCGCGTCAGATTCGTCCGCTCTGTCGGCTTCACCAGATTCCGCGAACCGCTCCACCTCCGTTTTCCGGCGTGCCGCTGATCCGAAAGGTACCTCGACAAATCCACGATCCCGCAGGCGTTGAACTGCAGACGTCTGGTATTTCGCCGTCCGTATTCCCATGCGTTTTCGACCACTTCCCGATCCACTCCGCCGGACACGATGATGTGCAGATGACACCTTCCGTTTTCGCCGAAGGCCTTGATAACGATATACCGCAGTTCCTTACCCTCTCGCTTGTATATCCTTCTCAGCCGGTCGATGTAATTCCGGACATCCTTCTCGAACCGTTCTTCCGTCTCGGGATAACACCCCTCCGCATAAGTCAGCGTGACAGCATAGTCCTTCTTGGTAAAATTCGCATGAACCGTCCATGTCAGCCGTTCTCTTGCATGACGGTCGTTCAGCTTTTCCTGTACCTCCGAGGTCGGCTTCCACTTGCCTCTCCGTTTCCCCGGCTTCCGGTAGGTGGCATACACCGCGCCGAAGATCATGTCTCCGGCTTCTATAATCTTTTCTTTGTATCTGCACTGCATAACCACCCCTCCGGATTTCTTGATGCGTAAGTTGTTAATATCCCTTACAAGGACTGCATTGCGGAACCCTCGTCCGCAATGTGCCAGCCCTTATATAATAATGTAGATTACCGTTCCAGTTCCAGATCGACCTTCGCCACGCGCCGGACACCCTTCTGACTGATCGTCAGCGCAGTGTCATCCTTCAGCGAAATGACCACCTTCCCGATCTGCTCAAAACATACCCCTTTCAGGATATCCTTCAGCAGAGCGAACGTCTCCTCGCCGACCGGATGATAATGTGCGCTGATTTTTTCGCACTCTTTCCCGCACAGCTTGTCCAGTGCTTCCGCCCGTGATTCAAACAGCCGGCAGCGTGCCCTCCATTTTTCCGCCGCATCGCAGGTACACACATCCCGCGGATCAATATCCGCATCCATCATCGCATACTGTCCGCAGAACGGACACGTCTTCATTTCTACTTCCTTGTTCATCGTCTTTTTCGCCCCCTTTCTTCCACAGCCTTAAATTCAAAATCCGCTCACTCGCAGGTTTCCGTGTTGTGCCTCAGCCAGTCTGTAACCTGATCGATGGCGTGTGCGGCAGATTCCGCCGCCACCGGAAAGCGTTCGTAATAATACCGCTCTCCCCGGATCAGCATCGTTACGACATATTCCTTCTTCGGAATATATTCTGCATCTTTCTTGCGATCCTGCACGTTATACCCTCTCCGCCATCATGGCAACTGCCTTCGCCAATGCACCGCCGAGCCGTTCGGCCACCTCCGGTTCCGCACCTGCGAGGATATCCTTCATATTTTTAAACGCCGTCTGCATCTGATCGAGATACGCCGAGAACTTCGACACCTGCGGATTCGCCACCAGACGCAGCTTCGCAATTTCCGCATCCTTCGCCGCCAAATCCGCAGACATCTGGGAATTTGCTTCCGCGATAATCGCTTCCCGCTGTTCCTCGGTGATCTCCGCGATCACCGGTTCGGCAAGCTGAAGCTGGAGCGCATCCCTCTCCGCTTTCAGGCGTTCCGCTTCCTGTGCCGTCTTTTCGGACACCTCCCGCAGAGTTTCCACGGAATTCTTTGCTTCCATCAGTTCTTGCTGTACCTTCTCCAATTCCGGATTCTTCTTCGCTTTTTCAAGTTCAGCCGCGTTCTTGTCCGCACGGCGTTTCTGCTCACTGGCCGCCGCTTCCGCCTTTTTTAAGGTATCTCCCATTTCCGCGCGAACCGCCGCTTCTACTTCGGCTTTGGCTTCCCTGATCTTCGCTTCCAGTTCCGATACCGACATCGCGGGAACGTCGTTTTCCTTCACAAAATCCGCCCTCTCCGCCGGAGGAAGTGCCAGAAGCGCGATTGCCTGCGAACGGTTCAGATCGCCGTACAGCTCCAGTTTGTTTTCTGCGAAGAAGGACAGCTGTTCGTCGTCCTCGCCGTATTCGGTGTAAATCCGCATGAGGTTGTTCGCATTGCTGGTGGAATAGGCGCAATTTTCTTCAAGCCAATGCCCCCACTCTCCGTGGGGGACGGCTTCCTTGGCTTCGCAGAGCAAACGCCCGATTTCGATGGACTGCTCAAGAACGTATTTTGCGGTCGTCCGTTTGATGGTGTTGATCTCCGCCGCGATCACGTCCGGCGTGCGGAGGATGATGGTGTTGTTCATGCCGCTTCCTCTTTCT